TGACTGTTTCCCCCCGATAGCTGTTGCCTTCGTCGAGAACAATGCATCGGTTGAAGTATCCGCCGCGTCATCGGCGTGTTCGTCGTGTTGTGGCGGAGTTTGTGTTGTCGGGTCGGGCGGCGTGCTCGAGGTGTGGCGAGTTGATCGTTCCGGGGGAGCCGTGGGATTTGGGGCACCGGGATGGAACGTTGGAGTTGGCGGGTCCGGAGCATCGGCGGTGTAACAGGTCGGCTGGTGCGCGGTCTGTGCGGCGGAGGGTTTCGTTGTGTCTGTGATGGAGGTGGCGGCGCCGCGGTTTGAGTGGGTGCCGCCGATCGCGGATGAGTCGTGGTTTGTGGAGGCGACCGAGCTTTGTGCTGCGGGTGGGCTGGTGTTGGACGGGTGGCAGTCGAGGATTTTGCGGGCTTTGTTGGGTCGGAAGGATGATGGGCGGTGGGCGTGTTTTGAGGTGGCGGGTGCGGTGCCCAGGCAGAACGGGAAGGGCGCGGTGTTCGAGGCCAGGTTGGCGGCGGGGTTGTTTATCACGGACGAGCGGTTTCTGATGCACAGCGCGCACCGGACGGACACGTCGTTGGACGCGATGCGTCGTTTGCTGGATTTGATCGAGGCGGCTGATTTGACGGGGAAGATCCGTCGGGTGCGGAACACGAACGGGCAGGAGGGCATCGAGCTTTTGGATGGCCGGCGGCTGAGGTTCCGTACCAGGAACAAGGGTGGTGGCCGTGGGTTCTCCGCTGATTTTCTTGGGGCGGATGAGTGCATGGATTACCCGGAGTTCGCGCATGCGGCGTTGTTGCCGACGTTGAGCGCGAGGCCGAATCCGCAGGTGCTGTACATGGGGTCGGCGGTGGATCAGGAAACTCATGACAACGGCCTGGTGTTTTCGCGGTTGAGGCGTCGTGGGATCGCGGGTGATGATCCGTCGTTGGCGTGGTTTGAGTGGGCTGCGCCGTTTGATCACCCGGACGAGCTCGACAGCGAGGCGGCGGTGTCCGCGGCGGTTTGGCGGCAGGCGAACCCGGCGTTGGGCATTCGGATCACGGAGGAGTATGTGGCGAATGAGCAGCGGTCGTTGGATGCGCGCTCGTTCGCGGTGGAGCGTCTGGGGGTGGGTGACTGGCCCGACCCGGATCTGGTGGTGGACAGGCCGTTCACGGTGGAGGCGTGGGACGAGCTCCGTGACGACAAGTCGGTGCTCGAGCCCCCGGTGATGGTGGCGTTCGATGTGTCGCCGGAGCGGCGGACGGCGATCGCTGCTGCGGGCATGAACCAGAACGGCGATTGGCATGTGGAGGTGCACTATCACCGGCAGGGCACCGGCTGGGTGGCGGGTGTGTTGGAGCGGATGTGGGAGGGCGGCCAGGTCGACGCGATCTTCTGTGACTCGGTGGGGCCGGCGTCGTCGTTGATCGCGACGTTGCAGGAGGCCGGGGTCAGGGTGGAGACGGTGAACACGACCGAGCTCGGGCAGGCGTGCGGCCGTCTGGTCGACATGGTGAACGACAAGACGCTGAGGCATTTGGGGTCGGAGGAGCTGCGGAACGCGGTGATCGGGGCGCGCATCAGGCCGATCGGTGATGGGGCGTGGGCGTGGGGTCGGAAGCATTCGACGGTGGACATTTCGCCGTTGGTGGCGTCGACGATCGCGGTGGGTGTCGCGGTGGGTGTGGCCGGGTCGGAAGTAGCGATCTTCTGATGGGGTTCTTGCGGCGCACGTTGGGGTCCGGGTGGCCCTGGCAGCAGCCTGCGCTCGAGCGTGACGTGCAGCCGCTTGAGGGCACGAACATGTCGTTGTGGAACTCGATCATCCCGAACTTCTGGACGGAGAACGGGCTGAACGGGCTCGGCCCATTGTTCGGCACACCGGATTTGGCGAACAGGGTTTGGGTGGCGAACCGGTGCCAGCAGTTGAACGCGCAGCAGATCGCGTCGATGCCTTTGCGGTTCAACGGTTCGGGGGAGCCTGCGTGGGTGTCGTCACCGGATCCGAACGTGTTTCCGAACGGGATCGGGGACGCGTTGTTCGCGATCGTCGACCAGTTGTACGGGTACGGATGGTCGCTCCAGTATGTGCTTGACACGTACGCGAACGGTTTTCCGCGGCGGTGGACGGTGATCCCGTCCGCGTCATGTGAGCCGGCGTGGGGCGAGAACGGCCAGCGTGTGTACAAGCTGGGCGACACGTTTTTGGATCCGCGGCGGGTGGTGCAGATCGACCGGAACCCGACGACGGCGGCGCATGGCACGAGCGCGCTTCGGGCGTATGCGCAGAACGCGTGGGGTTTGTTGGCGGCGTCGAACCAGTCGATGACGGTGAACCAGGGCGGGATTCCGCAGGCGGTGCTCAAGTCTCAGCGGAAGTTGACGAAGGAGCAGGCGGAGACGTTGCAGTCGCAGTGGATGACCGCGACGTCCGCGAGGAACGGGGCTCCGCCTGTGTTGCCGCCCGAGCTCGACTTTCAGGTGTTGTCGATCAACCCGTCCGACCTGGCTTTGCTCGACACGCAACAGTGGAACGCGATGGTGCTCGCGACCGCCTATGGGGTGCCTGGCCCGATCCTGAACATGGCGTTGACGGGTGGCCTGACGTATCAGAACCCGACGGCGCTGATGCAGATGTGGTGGCTCACCGAGCTGCGCACGACGTCTAAGCGGGTGATGGACGCGTTCACGGCTCAGATGCTGCCTGCGGGTCAGTGGGTGTGGCAGGACGCGACGGACATCACGATCGAGGGGGCGATCGACGCTGGTGATGATCCGCAGGCTTCGAATGTGGCGAAGGCTTCGCCGGCCCAACAGACGACGTTGACCGCGATCGGAGGTGGTGCCGGATGAGCACCCTGGAACGGACAGACCAGCAGGATCCCGAGACGGCCGCGAGGCCGTTTCTCGTTAGGACGTTCGAGGCGGTCGCGATCGAGGTTGAGGGCCGCACCGTCGACGTTCGTGTTGTGCCGTTCGGTGAGGTCGCACGGGTCGCTGACCCACCCGATTTCTCTCCGTATGACGAGGAGTGGATGCCCGGTGTGTTCGACCACCAGTTGAACGCGGCGAACCGGTTGCACGCGAACTACGAGCACGAGCGTGGGATCACGAACGTGGTCGGGCACGGGCTCGCGCTCCGGTCCGAGGACGACGGGTATCACGCGTCGTTCAAGATCCACGAAACCAACGCGGGCGCGACCGCGCTCGAGCTGATCCGTGACGGCGCGCTACCGGGTGTGTCGTTGGAGGCGCATCCGGCGAAGTCCGTGAGGACGGCGGCGGGTGTGGTGCAACGCGTGAAGGCGCATCTGCGTGGCATCGCGTTCTGCCGGCAGGGCGCGTTCGCTGGCGCACAGGTTTTGGCGGTCAGGACGCCGCCCGAGATTGTCGACGCGGGGCTTTTGCCGGTCGACATGAACCCCGAGCTGGTGGAACGCTGCCGCCGGCTCGGGATCGAACTGCCGCAGCGATATCAGGCGCACCCCGGCGTTACGGACACCCCGGACGAGTCCGGCACCTCCGAGAACGGCACCCGCCAGACCAACGCAAACGACGTTTCGGAGGACTGAGGACGATGGCAACACAGACCGAAACTCGTCTGGCGCTTCGCGTGAAGGCACGCGATCAGGTGCAGGACGAGCACGAGCTTCTGTTGAAGGAGGCCGGTGACGGCGACCTTTCGGCGGAGCAGCAGAAGACGGCGCTCGCGTTGCGTGAGCGGGCCGCCGAGCTCGACGAGGAGATCGCGAGCCTGAGCGAGTCGGTCGAGGCTGACCGGGTCGCGGAGGAGCGGTCGAAGGCGATCCGGCGTGGCATGTCCGGTCGTGTCGACGGTGTCGACGCGGACGATGACGGGATCGTCTACCGGACGATGGCCGCCTATGCCCGGGACATCATTCTGACGGGGCAGGGTCGCGAGGTGTCGAAGATCGCGGCGAACGTGCCGAACGAGGAGCGGGTCGCGGCAGCGCAGCGGCTCGAGCTGATGAAGCGCACCCCGGCCAACACCCTGTCAAGCGACGTCGCGGGCCTGATGCCTGCGCAGCACATCGCGCAGATCTTCCAGGTCATCGACACGTCCCGGCCGATCGTGCAGTCCGCGCAGCGTGCTTCGCTCGAGCGGGGCACCCTCACGTATCCGCAGGTCGACGCGTCGCCGGTCGTGGCGGTGCAGGGCACGGAGAAGACCGAGGCCGGGAACACCGGCATGGACATCTCGATGGTCACGGCGACCGCCAGCACGTATCTCGGTGGCGGGGATCTGTCGTGGCAGGCGATCAACTGGTCGACGCCGAACGCGCTCGACCTGTGGTTCCGGCTCGTCGCCGCGGACTACGCGCTCAAGACGGAGCAGGACGCCGCACAGGTGCTCCAGCACTCCGCGTTCTCGAACAACATCGGTTCCCCGATCGCGGGGACGGCGACGTTCGCGGAGTTCATGACCGCGATCGGTGCCGGCTACTCCGAGGTGTTCGCGAACTCGGGTCGTGTCGCCAACACGGTGTACATGGCTCCGGACCGGTTCGGGTATCTGCTCGGGCTGACGTCTTCGGCGTTCACGCAGTTCACGAGCGTGTCGGGTGACACGGTCGGGCCGCTGAACGTCGTCGTGTCCCGCGGCATGGACTCCGGCGTGATCGTCGTCGGGGACAACTCGGGTCTGCTGGTCGCGGAGACGGCCGGTGCCCCGGTTGAGCTCCGTGTCGTCGAGCCGGCGATCGGTGGTGTCGAGGTCGGTCTGATCGGTGCGTTCGAGGCCGTCGTGGTTGACGACGGTTCGTTCGCGATGATCACGACCGCGTCGTAAGTGAGGGGCTGATCAGCTATGGCATACACGAAGCTGATCTCGAAGCACGACCGGATCTCCATCGACGGAACCGACGTGAGCAATGCATTCCGGGAGTTCGGGATGACGTCGTCGAAGTCGCAGGAGGACGCGTCGGGTTTCAGCGTCTCAGGTGTCGACGAGACGTTGCCGGGTGCGACCACGCAGGCGTTCACCGGCACGTTCTTCATGACCGAGGAGATCATCGCGTTCCTGTATCCGCTGCACGTCAACGACACCGTCGTTGAGATCCAGTGGCAGCCGAACGGGCTCGTGAACTCCTCGGCCACGGTGTTCTACGGGAACTGCACCATCGGCGACTTTTCGCCGACAGACACCCGTGGGTCCGTGTCGACGTCGACGTTCAACGCGCCGACCGCCGACGAGAACGGCATCACGGCGGCAACAGGCACGTAAGGCGAAGGGAGGACGCATGAGGGTTAAGCCGGGAACAACCCACGATCTGTTTGAGGAGTGGGGCGTCACTGGCGCGACCCTCGGCGTCCGCCTGGACGACAACCAAGGCGCAACAACGGTCGCCCGTGTCACCGGTTTCGTGGAATCCCCCGCCGGGTCCGGCATCTACTACCTCTCCGCGTTCACGTTCCCCGATGACGCGGGCGACTATGTCCTGATCTTCAACGACGACGGCACCACGTACGCCCCGGATCATGTGTCAACCAGGGCGGTGACCGTCACGTCGAGCGCACCCGACGGTGATTTCGACGGCACCACCTACGCGACGACGGATGAGCTGTTGGCGATCCTGAACGTGAGGAGCGCGACGGCCGCGCAGATCGCGAAAGCCGAAAGGGTCATGCTGGCCGCCGCCGGCGAGGTGAACCGTGAGCTCGACCTGTCCGCCGATCAGGCGTTGGACGGGTACGGGGTCGCGATGGCCGCGCAGGTGAACCTCGCGCGGGCGGCGGAGCTTTGGAAAGAGGAGGAGATCCAGTTCGGCATTTTGGGGATCGGCTCCGAGGTCGGAACCACCTACATCGCGCGCGACACGTGGGACAAGTTTGCGATCCAGTTGGCGACGTTGAAGGGCCAGTGGGGCGTTGCTTAGCAACATCCTCGACGAGCTCGCGAACGTGCTTCGCGACGACATCGGCGGCGCGCTTGCGGCCGACGGGATCGACATCGAAGTCGAGCCCCGGCTGGTGCTGTCACCGTCCGAGGCGATCATCCTGGACGTGTATCCCGGCGCGCCGTCGCGTGACGGCCAGTCCGCCGCGTACGGTGACATCTCCGGGTTCTACGTCATCACGGTGCGCGCCCGCGTGAACGTCAACGACTCCAACGAAGCGCAAGACATTCTGCTGGACATGATCGACGACGAGCACACGTTGTCGGTCGCGGCGTGCGTGGAGTCCGACCCGACGTTGAACGGGTACGCGACACAGGTCGCCGTCGACGCCGACGCGTTCTCCGGGCTGCTGGAGTTCACGGGGCCGCTGGTCGGGTGCACCTGGCGGGTGCTTGTCGGGGCGGCCGTTTCGTGATCGCCACCGCGACCAGCATTTCGCTCGAGGCCGGCTGCGACTACGAATCATGCGCGAAACTCGCGGCACCGCTGCTGCACAAGCTAGGCGGCGGCGACTACGACGTGTGCTCGGTGATGGAGATCCCGTCGTCGATCGCGGAGTGGCGGGCGGAACACAAGACCGCGGGGAAGCGGTCGCAACGCGCGTATGCGCGCGGCTACCTCGGCGCCCCGTTGCGCCGCGAGCTCCGCGCCGACGACATTCATGCGATCAACACGTCGAAGCGGCACCGTCAGGGCCGCCCGATGAACCACACGTATATGCAGCGGCAGGAGTTCTCGCCGCTGCCCGACTATCCGTGCGACAGGCACGCGGTCCGATCGAGCGGCGTCTACCTCGAAAACACTCTGGTCGGGTACCTCGTGATGTACCGGGTGGGTGAGCTGGCGTTGGTGTCGCAGATCCTCGGTCACGGTGACCACGAGCGCCACGAGATCATGTACCGGCTGTTTGAGTTCGCGTTGGGCCGGGAGATCGCGGCGGGGTCGGGGTTCGTGGTTTACAACCGGCATGACTCCGGCACCGATGGGCTCAGGTGGTTCAAGGAGCGGTTGGGGTTCGGGCCGGTGGAGGTCGAGTGGAAGCCCTAGCCCCCGTCGAGAACTACGATCTGTGGCGGCCGCCGCCCGCGTCGTTCGAGGGTATCGCTGACCCGTTCGACAAGTCCTACCCAATGGGCGTGCTGCGCCACCAGCGGTCCGCTCTCGTGCTGTTCGCCGCCGCCTGGTACGGGAGACAGGACGCGTGTTTCGTCGCGCGAGCGGGCCTTACAGCGACGTGCGTGGACATCCGTTCGCAGAACTTCGGGGCGATGCGAAACCTCTACCCGGCCGGCTGGGAGTTCGTCCGCGCCGACGCGTACCAGTTCGTCCAGGAAACAACTGGACGTTGGGACGTGGTGAGCGTCGACTGTCCGTCGGGGCATTTCCAGAAGTGCGCCGACATCGCCTCCGTGTTCTGCGGGCTGGCGAACCACGCGGTGATCCTCGGGACAGGCGTCGACACCACGCTCGACGTGCCGGCCGGTTGGACGCTCATGACGCGCAACCGCCGATCGCTCATGTACGGAGGCGTGTTCTGGACGGTGCTGACCCGTGATTGACGCCTCCAAGGTGTCGGCGGTGCTGATCACCCGCGGCGACGTCGACCTCGACCCGATCTTCGCGTCGCTGCCGTACGACAACGTTGTGATCTGGGACGGCCGTGAACGAGACGAGCAGCCCGGCACGTACGGCCGGTATCTCGCCATGTACGAGGCGAAGAACGACACGGTGTATCTCCAGGACGACGACTGCGTGTTCACCCACCATGCCGCTCTCCTCGCCGCCTACGAGCCGGGTGTGCTGACCGCCGTGTACGGGCACGGCGACAACCCGGACGGGCTCGAGGACGTGGCGTTGGTGCACGGCGGAGCGATCGTTGACCGGTCGTGTTCGTTGCGTGCGTTCGACAAGTACCTCGCCTCATGGCCCGTGGACGAGGGGTTCTACCGTGAGGCCGACATGATCCACGGGACCCTGTGCCCCAGCCGCCAGATCCCGCTCGAGTATGAGATTCGCATGGAGGTTGCGCAGCGGCCGTCACGGATGTGTAACCAGCCGTGGCAGCGCGACTTGAAGCATGAGATCACGAACCGCGCCCGTGCGGTCAGGGACTCGGGTTGAACGAGCGGGCCCCGTTCTTTGCCTCCGACCTGGAGGAGCTACACGAACGCCTCTACCAGCAGGCCGACCGTGTTGTGCCGATGCGGGACATCTGGAAAGGCGACATCGGCCAACGGGTGATCGGGCTCCGGCACGACGTGGACGACAACCCCGGCTCGCTCGACACGGCGTTGCGGATGGCGGAATGGGAGTTCGACCACGGATACAGCTCCACGTACTTTCTGCTTCACACCGCCCCGTACTGGAACGAAGACATGCTGTGTCGCGCCCCGTTGTTCGAGGAGCTCGGGCATGAGGTCGGGATCCATGTGAACGCGGTCGCGGAAGCGCTCCGGTCGCACCGCCAGCCAGCCCACATTTTGCGGGACGCGCTCGACGAGCTCCGGTCCTGTGGTGTGCGTGTCGAGGGGTGTGTCGCTCATGGTGAGCGGGAGTGTTACGACTCGCGCGGCCAGGTGAGGTTCGTGAACGACGAGATGTTCGTGGAGTCGCCGCGTCCGTCGTTGGGGAAGCCCGACCGGAAGATCGTGGGGTCCGACTGGGTGATTGATTTGCGGCCGGTGCCTAGGTCTGAGTTCGGGTTGGGCTATGACTCGAACTGGTTGCGTCGCGACCAGTACCTGTCGGATTCGGGTGGGCGTTGGTCACGGGTGTTCGACGAGGTCGTCGACGGGTTCGGACAGGGGCAGTTGCACATGCTGGTTCATCCTGATTGGTGGGCCAGGGCATTCGTGGAGGTGCCGGTGTGAGGATCTTCCGTAAGCTCGCTCAACTGCTTGACGTTGACCTGACGTCCACACCGCCGGCTGACGGTGACGCGCTCACGTTCGACACGGCCTCGTCGAAGTGGGTGCCCGGCGCTGGCGGCGGTGGCGGTGGCGGCGCACCGACGACCGCGGACTATCTGGTGGGCACGGCGAACGCGGGTCTGTCCGCAGAGATCGTGGTTGGCACATCGCCCGGCGGTGAGCTCGGCGGCACATGGGCGTCCCCGACCGTGGACACGGTGCACTCGGGTTCGTCGCATGCGACGGTGCAGGCGGCGGCGGAAGCAACAGCAGCGTCCGCATTGTCGACCCATGCGAGCGACACGACGGGCGTGCATGGGATCGCGGACACGTCGGCGCTGCTGGACACCGGGGATATCGGATCGACTGTTCAGGCGAGGGACGCGACGCTCGACACCTATGCAAGCATCGACCCGTCCGCGAACGTCCAAAGCGTACTCAGCGCCGCTGACTATGCGGCGATCAGGACGCTGCTCGGGCTCGTCATCGGAACGAACGTCCAGGCGTTCGACGCAGACCTGTCAACGTGGGCTGGACTGACACCGTCAGCGTTCTTCCAAACCCTTGTGGACGACACCGACGCGGCGACCGCGCGCGCGACGTTGGGTGTGATCGCCTCGCTGTTCCAGTCTGGTGGGGCGCAGGCGATCAAGCTCGACGACCTCGCGGCCCCAGACGACAACACCGACCTGAACGTCTCAACCACGAAGCACGGTTTGACCCCGAAGCTCCCGAACGACGCGACGAAGTACCTGGACGGGACAGGGGCGTACACCGTTCCTGCGGGCGGTAGCGGTGCCGCTGTTGCGGCGGCCGCCACCGAAACGGGCGACCAGACCATCACAACCGGCGCTGTTACCGCGGTCACGTTCTCAACCGAGGAGTATGACACCGACGGCATCCACTCGACCTCGTCGAACACGGGTCGTCTAATAGCACCAACGGGTCTTGGCGGGAAATATTCTGTCGTGGGAAACGTGAGGTGGGATAACAGCGGCGTTGGTAGTTACCGTCGCGTTCGCATCAGGGTGAACGGAACCGCGATCGTTTCTGAGGAGATCCTTCCCGTCACGGGGGGGTTTATCCTGTATTCGCATTGTATTAGCGCGCAAGTTCAACTTGCTGCCGGTGATTATGTCGAGCTGGTTGTGGATCACGATAAAGGGTCGGATCTTGCTATCAAAGGAAGTTTCGCCCCGTCCAGGTTCTCAATGACTCGCGACGGCTCATAGGCTCGGCAGGAGAGGGATGCAATCACTGTGGTTCGTTGTCCCGGCGCACGGGAGGGTCGAGCTCGCCCGAATCTGTTTGCGTCAGTTGCGCCGAACATGTGACGCGCTCACACAGAACGGCGTCGAAGCCACCGCCGTCGTGGTCGCGGACGACGAAAACCTCGAAACCGCCAAGGATCTCGGGTTCGGATGGGTGCGACGCGACAACCGGTTCGTGTCCCGCAAGTTCAACGACGGGATCCAGTTGGCCTGCGACCGGAAGTTCAACCGTCGTCCCGCCGACTACGTCGTGCCGTGCGGCTCCGACGACTGGGTTGACTGGCGGTTGTTCACGGATCTGCCTGACAACCGGACGATGGTGGCGTTCCAACGCATGTCGTTCGTTCGTGAGGACGGGCTCGAGCTCACTGTCCGCCATGTCAACAACGAGGGCGGATGCGGCATCCGCATCTACCCGAGGTTCCTGATGCAGCGCGCCGGATACAGGCCCGCGGACGAGGACCGGTTGCGCGCCTGCGACACCAGCATCCTGATGAACGTCAAACAGACCGGGGCGCTCCGCCGCATCGAACACCGCGACATCGACCCGTTGTCGATCGTCGACTGGAAAACCAGCGGTGTGCAGTTGAACAGCTACGCGGAAGTGTCGTCCAGGCACCGCGCCGAGCTCGAGCGCGACCCGTTCGACATCCTCGCCGGCCGGTATCCCGACGACGCGTTGGACGAGATGCGGGGCCACTACGCGCGGAGGGCACGGACATCACTCGTGATCGCGTGATACACGGGCTGTGGCAGACCGCCGGCCGCCGAGTTTATCGCGGCCATGCGCCCGGTGAGCCGCCGTGGGAGGCGTCGCTGCCCGAGACCGTTGCGGCCAGGGCGATCAACCGTGGCGACCTGGTGTTGTTGGAGGAGTTCGTGCCGTCGCTGCCCGCTGAGTTCTCTTTACCGGAAGGCTGGTTGGAATGACCGACAAGGTGCCTGTGTTCGAGATCGACGGTCGCGAGTACGAGTGGCCGGGGCTGATGGGGCTGACTACCAGGGAGTGCCGGATCTTCTATGAGGAGACCGGGATCGTGTGGGAGTCGCTGTGGTTGGACAACATGACGGTCGCTGATCTGTTCGGCCGTGAGGGGTTCATGTCGGCTATGGCCCGTATCGCGTATGTGCGTGAGCACCCCGACGCGCTCGACGACCAGGTGAAGACGATCATCGGGAACCAGCCTCGGGCCGCGTTGTTCTCCACCGCGTTGCAAGCACTCACGGATCAGAACGAGCGGAGCGAAGACCCAAAAGCCCCGCTCCCCGAAAGCGAGTCAACGCCCTCATCAGCGACGAGGAACGAGCCCGACTCGACGCCGAATGGGGAGACCTCGACGCCCGAGACTTCTGGGACAGGTTCCACGACGAGTTCGGACCAACCGGCAGACGAGAACGATCCTATTGGGACCACCGAATCGGATGGGCCCTCCATGTCCCTCCCTCTGAGACGGGTGATCTGACCCCGATGGATCTGATGGCCGCCGTCAGCATTTGGGAAGCGCAGCACCAGCCCGCATGACCGTAGTTATCAAAGGACATAGGGAGATCGCGCGAGCCTTTGCGAAGCTCAACAAGGACTTCCCGAAAGACCTCCGTAAGCATCTGAAAGAAGCTGCCGAGCCTGTCCGTGCCGACGCTGAAACTCTCGCGGGTCAGTCCATTAGGAATCTCGGCTCAGGGGACCCGTGGACGCAAATGAGAGTAGGTGGAGGCGTGAAGCTCGTGTATATCGCGCCCAAGCAGAAGGGACGAGCGTCCAAGAACAACCCGCGCAAGAGGCGCCCGAACCTCCGTCCGCTTGTTCTGAAGCAGATGAAGGCGGCCCTTGAGCGCAACCGCTCCCAAGTGGTTTCCAAGGCTCAGGACGCGCTTCGCAAAGCTGTCGAGGATTGGGGTCGTCGTGGCTGAGCAAACGATGATCGTCCGCGTGATCGGCGACGACCGAGACCTGCAACGCGCAATGAAGCGAGACGAGAAAGCAGTCAAGGACTTCGGTGACGCGTCATCGTCCCATCTACAGAAGTTCGACAGCGCGTTCACGCGCTCGCAGAAGATCCTTGCTGGAGGTTTTCTAGCTGGTGCTGCTGTCACAGGTGCCGTTTCTTTCCTCAAAGGAAGCGTGGACGCAGCTAGTGACCTGAATGAGCAGATCACGAAATCGGAGGCGGTGTTCGGGGACAGCGCAGACGCCGTGCTGGCGTGGTCGCAGACAACCGCTAAATCGCTAGGTATCTCGGAGCGAGCCGCGCTTGAGGCATCCGGTACCTTCGGGAACCTCTTTAAGTCGATCGGGATCAACGGTCCCGAGGCGGCAAAAACATCCGAGCAGCTTGTCCAGCTTGCTTCTGACCTGGCGTCTTTCAACAATGCGAATCCCGAGGACGTGCTTGACGCGCTCCGGTCAGGGTTAATTGGTGAAGCGGAGCCGCTTCGCAAGTTCGGTGTTTTGCTCTCCGAGGCTCGTGTGCAGCAGCTTGCGATGGCGGAGACTGGCAAGACCAGCGCGAAAGAGCTAACGAATCAGGAGAAGGCGCTCGCGCGCTTGTCCATCATCTTCAAGGACACAGGAGCGGCGCAGGGTGACTTCGGCAGAACCTCCGGTGGTTTGGCGAACCAGCAGCGGATCTTGTCGGCCGCGTTCGAGAACCTGAGGGCCAATATCGGAACATCGTTCCTTCCGATCATGAAGGCTGTAACCGGAGATCTCGTGAAGGCGTCAGAACAGACCACAGCGTTTGTTAATGCACTTCAGGATCTCTCCGACGTACGAATCCCGCCGATCCGCATTCCCTTTGTTATCGAGCAACAGAAGGGCACGACACTTGGGTCTCTGGCGAGCAAGGCGCTGTTTACCTTCCCAGAGTTCGTTGACCTCACGGCTAATCAGATCCGTGCTCTGATCGACGACTTCAAAGAAGGAGCCGAGGGGCAAACTCCCAAGCTGGCTGCTGAGTTCGAAAGTTCGTTGAACTCGATGTTCACGAACGCTCTCTCGCAGGCTAGTAGCAACGCCAAGCCAGACACCAGCAAGGTCAAGGGGTTCGGAACTGGACTTACTCCAGAGGATCTGTTTGGCCCAATCATAAAGGATCTTCCTGACAAGCTAGAGCTGGCAATAAACGAGGCAGACATCCTTACGCCTAAGAACAAATCAGACGATCTATCCATCCTCAAGCGCGCGAGAGACGTGATGCTAGGTCAGTTCACGCGACCTGATATCGAGCCGTCGCAGAAGAACAAGATCGCGAAAGTGGTGAAGTCTCTTCAGGGCGACATCGACTCAATCACGTCCTCTATCGCAGCGAACGCTAAGAAGTCTGCTGATATCGCAACCAAGAGCGCCAAAGATGCGAAAGACAAACAGCGCAAGGGATTCGAGAACACCTTTGATCTCCTATCGCTTGACCTTGATCGCGACAAGCTGACAGCCCGATTCTCCGACGACCTCAAAGACATTCACGCTCTACAGAAGGTCGTGCAAGAACAGATAAAGGTCGAGGGGAAGACACCTGACCTTCTCGGGAAGCTGTTTGATTTGCGTGACAAGCAAAAGGAGATCCTTTCCGACAGGACCCAGGGCCGACAGTTCAAAGCGTTGGGGCTCACGGCAACGGGTGAGGAGATCATCCCTGGCGCTGAGAATCTGAACAAGCAGCTCAAGCAGCTCCAAGACCGTCTAGGCAAGACAGGGCAGGACTTGCCAGCGAAGCTCGCACAAAGGTTGGCAGGCGCGCGGAAACTGCTGTCTGGAGAGTTCGGGAAGCTCGACAAGGACGTCCGCGACAAGATCAACCAGTTGTTCAAGACGATCCGGGACACGTTCGACCAGGAATCGAAGCGAGCGATCCCGCAGGACCTCCACGTGCAGTTGTCCGACAAGATCCTGAAAGCGCTCGGGTTCGACCAGAACATCGACGCGACCAAGCTGACCAAGCTGCGACCGGCACCGTTCAGGGCACCGACATTCGCGACAGCAGCGGCAGGCGCGGCCGCGACAGGCACCGCAGGCGTCACGATCACCGGGCCGGTAACGGTGGTTGCGGACAACCCCGACGCGTTCCTGCGTGAACTCCAAAAGAAGGCGGGGCGGACGAGCGGGATGGCTAGAGGCCGGTTCCCCGGACGTTCGCTCGGTCTCGGCTAAATGTCCGAGCTTGGTGGGCAGCAGATCGCGTTCGGGGACGCGCTCGATTCGTTCCCTTCATGGCAGTCGCTCGAGCGTGAACTCGGTGTGCGCGTGTCAGGGTGGCGGATCAACCGTGGCCGCGTCGACGAAACCCAACGCACCGGCACAGGCACCGCCAGCATCTTCGTCAACGACCTCTCCGGCTACCTCGGGGCAGGATCCGACTTCCCCACCCACGCGCGCCTACTGTTGCGCGGCTCCCCGAGGTATCGCGGCCACGTTGACGAGATCAACGTCGACGAAGACCCCACACCAGCCGGGATCAGCCGCGTCACGATCGAGTGTGTTGACCTGTTCGACCACCTGTCCACCTGCGAGCTGATCCCCGGCGTCCATGGCCACTTCCCGGTTCCGGCAGGGCAGGAACAGTACGTGTACTACGCGGCCCAACAGGTCGACGACCGGATCATCGACATTCTGTTCAGCGTGGGTGTGCTGTCGGGGCAACGCGAGATTTTCAGCGGCAACGTTGCCGTGATCGCCAACACCTACCAGGCCGGCAGCACCGCGATGCAAGCGTTGGACGAGGCATGCGACGCGGAATGGCCTGGTGTGAGCAACCGGTTCATCACGTCGGAGGGCAAGTACGCGTTCCGCGGCAGGTTCTCCAGGTTCAACCCGGAGGCGTACCCGCAGATCAGCTTCTGGGAGGCGGAGACACGGTCGACGACGGCGACAGGGCGGGCGGCGATCCGCGCGTTGCAGTGGACGCGCGGCCGAAAGATGATCGTGAACAGCGCGACAGCGTGGGTGGCCGGCGCGAACGAGGCGGACATACCGCTCGTCACGATCGAGGACGCCACTTCGCTGGGCACGTTTGGGCGGCGCTCATGGTCCGCGGAGAACCTGTTGACGAAGCGGCATCTGTCGAACGGAAACACGGGTGCGGACGAGGCCGTCCTGTTCGCCACCTACCAGGTCGCGAACTACAAAAGCGCGCAGCCCCGTGTGCAACGCGTCAGGTTCAAGTCTTTGCGTGACGACCACCCCGCCGGGGCCGCCACATGGGCGCTGATGGAAGGCGTCGAGATCAGCGACGTGATCGACCTTTACACCGGGTCGATCAGCGGCCGGTATTTCGTGGAGGGAATCACGATGGAGGCCCGCGAGCTCGACGGCGACATGCCCTACGTGACCTGTGACCTTGACCTGTCCCCCGCCGCGTGGTGGACAACCGACCCGTTCTAGGAGCCCATCATGCCCAGAGTCCAGATTCCCGTCACCGACATCGCGAGGGACGGAACCACACAGCCTGCCGTCACGAACGGGGACGCCACCAACGACCATTACGTGACCGGGGGCGCCGACGGCCTCACGGTTTTGGAGATCGTTTCGTCCGACGGTGGCGCGCAAACGGTGGAGATCGAGCCGAACCCGAACCTGACCGTTGACGGCCTCACGGTCGGGAACCTCTCGATCTCTGTCGCGGCTGGCGCCACCGTGTTCGCTGGCCCGTTCCGCACAAACACGTTCAAGCAGGACGCCGACAACACCCTGTGGGTGAACCCGTCGGTTTCCAGCACCCTTGATTTTCGTGCGTACAGGATCACGCTTCCGCAGTGAGGGCGGTACTTCCAGCGCACGGGAAGGACGGCCACCGCGCCAACGGCCCAGACCCGATCCCTGTGCTGGTGCATCTCAAGGTGTTCAGCGACACGGACGCGGCGGCTGCCGGCAACGACGCCAAACGGTTCACGGTGACCGATGATCTGGGCGGCACGTTCCTTCGGTCCGCGCACGCGACGCTGACGACCGACGCGTCGAGCGCCACCGAGATCCAGGTGCACAACATCACGACCGGCGACGACCTGCTCGCCACCACCACCACCATCGACACGGGGTCAACGACGTCGTATGACTCCGCCACCCCGCACGTCGTTGACAGGACGGGCGACCCGCAAGTCAACTTCATAACGCGCGGCGACGTGCTTCGCGTCGACGTTGCGGACGGCAGCGACGGGATGGGCCTCGAGGTGCTGCTCGAGTTTGGCCCGGACAGGATCCCGGTGACCCCGTGATTCACCGGTTCGTTGACCGTCTTGGTGTCCCGCCTGTGTGTTCCCCGCCGCTGGGTGCGATCGAGGACACGGGCGCACCGACGTGGGGTGACGGCCAGGTGTACCGGGCGTGCGTGGGGAACTCGCCCGGAACCATGACGCAGTTGACGGACTTCGATGACGGCGGAGCAACGATCCAGCAGTGCAGCAATCCCGTCATTTCCCCGGACGGATCCAAGGTGCTGTTCCAGGCGCTCAGCGCCACCACTGGTTTCTACGAAATCTGGATGGTCGCCAGCTCGCCTCTTAGCACAGCCGTCCAGTTGATCGCGGACGGCAGCAACCACGTCATTCACCCGTCCTGGGCGCCTGACTCCGACACGTTCGTGTATGTGCACTGCGCGGGCGGAGCGATCGTCAACGGCACGATCTACAAGGACACGGTGAGCGCGATCGGCAGCCCGGTGTCGCTCAAAGCAGCAGCGGGGGCAACGTCGCCGTGGCGCCCACAGTTCAACTTCGACGGCACACGGGTCGCGTACATCTTCGACAAGAACGTCCTGTCCGGCGCAGACCTCCGCGTCATGGACGCCGACGGCACCAACGACGCGAGCCTCGACAACAACATTTTCGGGTTGAACACCGACAAGCCACCCCAGTTGTCGTGGGCTAACGCCGTGAACAAGATCGCGTACACGGACGGGTTCAGCGGCTCGAACGGCGGCTACGTGATCAACGACGACGGTACCGGCAAAACACAGATCAACGCGAACGGTGTCGCGGCCGGTGCGAACTGCGCGATCTCCGGGAGGGCGTGGCCGGCGGACGACTCGTTCGTGGTGTTCGGGTCGAACCTCGGGAACGGCTACTTCGACGTGATCCACGCCGAGCTCGACGGGTCCAACACCACGTCGCTGTCGTCGACGTCGGGGCACGGAGCGACCACACAGACACGGATGATGATGCCGCTCGTCTACCAGAACCGCATCTGGTTCATCGAGAAGGGGAGCGCCCTCGCTGCCGGGTGGGTGTCGTCGTTCGCGATGGATGGGTCGGACTACGTCAATCACTTCGACTCCGAGGCCGGTGCTGGAGATGTGATTGGGCCGTTCGGAGGCGGCGACGGCTGGTACTTCACCTGATGAACGACCAGCAGCGACACGCGAAACTCCAGCAGGCCGAGAAGCTGCTCAAGCAAACCAGGGACGGCTATCCGGGTCCGAACAAGGGGACGTTCTGGCGGCCCGCCCTCGAGCTGATCGACGAGGTCGAAGCCGACCTGAAACCCGTGGTGCGCAGGCTGGTGTTCCCGATCGCCGGCCCCGACAGCAACGTGTTCGTCGGAGGTTTGCACGAAACGTCCGGGCTGTCCGGTAACTGGGCGTTGGACTTCATTTGCAAAGCAGGGTTGGGGATCGTCGCGCCCGAGGCCGGGATCATCACGCGGTTCTCCGGCCATGACCCCGCCGACGACGAGGCAGATCGCACCGGGGTGTACGGCTGGACGACCTACCTCGAGACACCCGCCGGTTACACGTATTTCATCACGCATCAGGGTCGCCGCTACCCGACGCTGCGGGTCGGTCAGCACGTCCAGCCCGGTGACCTACTGGGGTTCGTGGGCGACCAGCGGTTCCGTCCCGACCACGCCCACATCGGCGTCACGTCGCCGAAGGGTGAGGCGGACGCGAAAGCCCGGATCACTGCGGTGTCGAAGGCACCGAAGGTCACATGAGCGAACCGGTCGACCGTGGCTCGATCGTCGTGCAGTTGGTGAAACGCGGGTGGCGTCCGCCGCCACTCACTGCCGCTCAGGCCGACAGGCTCCTGGACGACATGGCGCGCGTCCACGCGTCATCCACGATCACCCTGACAAACAAGGAACTCGGTTGTCTCGCGTTGATCGCGCAGGGGTTGACGGCCAGGACGGCCGCGGACGAGATCGGCATCACCGCCGAAACCGTCACCGATCATTTGGAGCGGATCCGGTTGAAGCTGGGTGCGAGGAACACGACGCACGCGGTGGTGCTGGCGATCCGTGACGGCCTGATCGACGTGCGGGAAGCGGCATGAGAACGGTTCTCGAGGACGTCGACCGGGTGCTCGCGTCGAAGTGGTACTCGGCCTGGGCGCTGCTCCACGGCGCGGACGACAGGAAGATCAAGCTCGAGCGTGGCGGGAAGCGGCGCACGTTGTCCGATGATCCTTGGGCCAGGACGTTTATCGAGGCGATCCGGGTCGGCATCACCGTCGAACCACCCCCAACGGTTCCGCTGCCTCCACTCGCGGAGCTCGCACGCAACGTCATGTTCACCGCGTGGAACCCCGACGCGGCGTTGCGCTGCCCCCAGCACTGGCGGGTCGCGTTGTCAGCAGACCCGGCTTACGACACCGCCGCGAGGTTCGCCGCACCCAAGATCCGTGCGCACGGAAACCTCCTCGCCGTGTGGGGTGTGCAAACACAGATCGGTGTGAACCGCATATGTGAGTTCGGGCAGGCGGTCGGGGCGGACTTCCTGATCTTCCAGGCCGAAACCGTCCAGGAGTTCAACACCGCAGTCCAGGCCGGCGCCCAACTCATCGTCGGGAACCCCAACGCATGGACGGACACGCAACGGTCGTATGCGATCGCCAGGGCCGACACGCTGGCGACGCTGTTCGAGGTGTACGCGAACGCCGGCTCGCCGTGGCCCGACACCGCGTCCGCGCAAGGGGTGCCGGTCACGACGGAAGTGCTTGGTGTCGGATGGGGCGACAAGCCCTACCAGTTGAAGGACTACCAGCCTCGCACCCCGCCGGCCGTGTGGGCGAACATGAGCGTTTACCTTGCGGAGAACATGAACGAAGAGTCGTGGGCTCTACTGCCATGAAAGCGGCGGGGATCGCCTACCTCGCCGGACTCATGGGAATCACCGTCGACGGACGCTGGAGCACAGCCGTCCTGTTCCTGGCAAGCGCGGTAGTTGCGGCAGTCGTCAGGCATCTAGCCGGGAGGGGTCGTCGATGCCGTCACCGAAGGGGGACGCGCGAGACAAGGTACTTCGCGGGATCGCGGTGACAGTGACAGCAGTGTGGGTGCTCTCCACATTGGTGCAGGTCATCGACCCGGCCCGCCAGGTTCCGAACACCGTGAACGTCGTGATGGGAATGGTCGTGTCCGCGTTGTTCGGCGCTGCCGCGGTGCGCACGACACGCAAAAACGGGGACGGTGACAGAGATGCCTAAACGGCTGGTCCGCGTGCCGCTCAACTGGCTTGACCGTCACGCCAACGTCGTGCTGTTCGGCCTGTCGGTGCTGATGGTGCTGGCCGCGATCTTCGCGGCGATCGGATGGAACAAAGCCAGGGACGCGCAACGGCGCCTGACGACGGTGGAGTCGAGCCTCGCTGCCGAGAAGCTGGGGAAGCAGATCGCGGATGTCACAACGTGTTTCAACCAGGCGAAAAGCCGGCCCAGGCTGATCGTGATCCTGCGGGGGATCTCGGTGGAGCTCGAGCCCGACCCGCGGCAGGCGTTGAACAACCTGATCGACGACTACGAGAGAGGCACGCCGTCGGTCGTGGAGTGCGTGGTGTTGGCCCGGAAGAACGGGATTGACCCGAAGCCCTACCTCAACAATCCGCCTTCGGAGGCGGGGAACGGAGAGAACCGATGAAGCTCTCGCTGCAGGAGCTGTGTCTTATCGCGATCGCCGCGGCGCTGTGGGTCGCGGTGCTGTTCGGCACCAACCTCGTCTAGAAAGGAAAACGGCATGAACCTCGGACAGTTCGGCAAAGCGGCGTTCTCGGGTGTGCTCGCGTTCCTCGGGTCGCTCGCCGTGGTGATGGTCGGTGACGTGGGGTTCGGTGACGTCACGGACGGCCAG